CTTCGTTTTACCGATATCAGCATGTAACTCCTGGGCTGGTATCGGATGGACGAAGGGGTGACTCGACTTACGCTGGTTTCCAGCGTAAATCGTTTGCTCGTTAAGAGCTTTAGGTACTCCTATGTTCAGCTTAAAAACCACTAGGGCCAGACGACAGGCTCTTTTACAGAGTCTTATTACGTTAGCCCTTGAGGTGCTGAAGATAGTTGTTAGTCGTAAGACTAACCTAAAACCTTGACTACGGAAGCGTTTGACCAGTCCTATGACGGATGGCTAATCAGTCGGTGGATGAAGTACCCACCTAACTGTTTACCTGATGTTATAGATTACGACTGGAACGGTGCTTTCGTTCATCGAGGTACTCGATATCTACCGTCTCATCGAACTTACCCTGGAAAGGAGCATCTTTACGATGCGCTGACTGGGCGTGAACCGGTGTCGACGGCACATGCAGAGTATGGAAAACAGTATCATACTGTCTTGACGCCGTGTCCCCATAACGGGATTCACGGTACTGTCCATGATAGGAGGTACTACTCTGCTGTAAACCACCCGGGCTTCATTACACGGGACATTAGTCAGTGGATCCAGAGAAAAACCTGGGCAGGCGCTTTGCGCCGTAAACTGGTTAAAGGTCGCGTTAATTTAGCTAGCAGCGTCGCTGAGTATCGCGAGTCCGCCTCTATGTTCGTTAGCTTAGCTAAACGACTATTCGAGGCCTATCGTGACATCAGACATGGGAGATTTCCGAAGTTTAAACGTTGGAGTGTTAGCGATATACCAGCTAGCATTCTTCTGTACAATTTCGGCGTCGCCCCTCTGGTTGGTGATCTCTACTCAGTGGTTGAAGCTCTTAGATTGAAACTGTCCGCTCCGATTACTTGTCGAACCAGCGCCTCTGTTAAGAGGGATCTTGCTGGTGAGAACATTCATTGGGCCGGTATGCAGTATCAGCTAAGCGGTAGCATTCGTCAACGCGCAACGATCTATTACGATATGGATCCAGAGCAATTTGCTTCCGAGTATTTTGATTTCGGAAACCCCATTGAATGGGTCTGGGAACTTATTCCATTTTCTTTCGTTCTAGATTGGGTCCTCCCCGTTGGGGACTACTTGGAAAGTTTAGATAACCTTAACGGTCTGTCTAATATCCGAGGCGTTGTAACGACGAAAGTGTACGAACACGCTAACGGTCGTTGGGATCAAGCCTCAATTGTTGAGGCCCCTTTCCGATCGTATATGCGTACGTACCAGCGGGATCTGATTGATACGATCCCAATCCCTCTGCCGTCGTGGAACCCCAGCCCTAGCTATATGAAACTGCTAAATGCTGGATCCATTCTAACGACAATGCGACTTAATGCATATCCTATGCTTAAGTTTTTACGGTAGGTTGATCTTACCACTCACCCTTAGTTAAAGGTAGCAGTAAAATGACAGCAAAAACCACGTTAACTCTAGACGACAGTGCGTCGACTCCAGAGTCACCTGGTACCCCCGCCGTTGCCAACCGGACTTTTACACCCGGCCAAATGGAAAACGGCAATGTTCACACTTTCTACGAGCCTACGACTGGTGTAACACCAGCAACGAAGAGCAAGTTGACTGCGAGCCTAACCCCTATCAGTGCTACTAGAAATACAGCACGGATAAAGATAGCTCTTGCGTACCCGAAAGCCCAGACGATAGACGGTCTGGTAGTCGCTGCGCATGTGAACCGAGGCTTCGTTGAGTTCGTTTTTGACAAGAACTCTACACGAGATGATCGTAGGGACATTAAAGCCCTTTTGATCAGTGCCTTACAAGAGGTAGGGATTAACGAGATGATCGCGGATCTTGAAGACCTGTATTAAAACTACAGTAATTTCTGAATTTCTCAGAGATACATTGGAACGATTTAAAAATCTCGCTCCTCTGGTCCTCATTTTCGCGATTGGTGTTCTGATCGGTACGTTTTCCGGTCTTTTCACCATTCTACTTGTAAACCTACTATTGTCCTTAGTTTGATACTTTAGGAGAAAGCCAGATGACCACGTTTAACGAGTCACCAGACTCACAGCTAAAGCTAGAGTTATATACCCTCCAATCACTATGTGAGCTTGTGGACTCCGAGGTTTCCCGGAGTATACGAGGTATGCTTGAACGTAAAGCATACGGTGAGTATTTAGACTTAACGATAAACGCAGATGATTACAGCGACCCTGACAAGTTCGCTGATGATTATCTGCTTGTAAAACTTTTATCGAAGAGTCCAAACTTACCCGTCGGTTTCGACCGAGTAGCTGAGGCCGAGCTTTCTTTTCTAGAAAGCGAGATATCCTGTTATCACAATAATAGACGTTTCTTAAGCGAGCGACCAGCAGATGAACCGCTGATCGTCGACGAGATTCGCCGCGTGATTCACAAAGTGCTTCCTGATCTCGATCATGAGTCACTTAGTGAAATTGCATCTGGGTTTTGTCACGGCCCGGGTGCAACAACAGGAGTGAGGGGTGTGGGTTCTTGCGTCGTCGAAAAATACGAACGTAAGATGCACCATACCATTCAGCTGACCCCTTTTGTCGATAGCATTTTAGGACCTCGTTGGTCTGACTTTTTAGAGTCAGGCGAGGGCCGTTGTGTCGTCGAAGGGGGAAGGTTTACAACTGTTCCCAAGAACGCTAAGACAGATCGCGGTATAATGGTCGAGCCCACTCTGAATGTTTATGTTCAGAAGGGCATCGGTCGCTATATCCGCTGTCGGTTGCGGCGTTTCGGGTTGGATCTGGACCATCAGAGTGACAAAAATCGTCGCTTAGCTAGCCGGGCGCATAGTAAGACGGAGCCTCTGTCTACTATAGACCTTGCCAGTGCAAGCGATAGCGTCACTCTGAGACTTGTTGAGAAACTAATGCCAAGTGATTGGTTTAGGTTACTTATGTTGTGTCGCAGTCCGCGTGCGAAGTTCTTGCACGAGTTCCGCCCACTTCAGAAGTTCTCTTCAATGGGTAATGGTTTCACCTTTGAGCTTGAGAGCCTTATTTTCTGGGCTGTCTGCAAGGCGGTGGTGCCAAAGAGTCTACACGACAAAGTCGCGGTTTTCGGGGACGATATTATAGTTCCCCGAGACTATGGCGATGAAGTGATCCAAACACTAGAATATCTAGGGTTTAGTGTGAACAGAGCGAAAAGTTTCTTGGCTGGAAACTTCTTCGAATCTTGCGGCACAGATTGGTTTATGGGGCAAGCGGTTCGGCCTTTCTTCATGAAGGGTTCCGTTCCGGGTGTCCCGTATACCGTGACCACTGCTAATAAGTTGAGGCTTTACGCTAAACTTAGAGGCTGGGGGTTATTCTGTGACCTTCGATACAAGCCGCTTTGGGAAATGTTGAAGAAACATTCCCCTGTCAAGTGGCAGAACTGTATCGTCCCCGAACACTTTGGGGACGTTGGATTCATCGGAGACGTGAGCGAAGTAATTCAATCACGCCCTACCGATGGATACATAGAAGGTAGATTTATCCGAACCATTACTTCGAGGGCTGCTAGGAAGCAGTTCGACTCGTTTGGTGTTCTTTTGGATAAACTAACGCAATGTGGTTCCAACCTCTCGATGAACGGACCGTCCCTTGTTGTTCGTAAGAAGGACGAAAACATCCTAACTTTCGACGATAAGTGGGCGAGTTACGCTCTTCGAGGGCGTTCTAACGGAACCAAACCTAGATGGACCTTAGTTGTATCTTGGTCCAATGGTCTCGAGTGGTTAGACTTTAACCACCCAAAGATTACGGTGTCCTCTTCGTAGAGGATCCGGG